TCACCGTCTGCGAGCCAGCGCCACGCCCTGCAAGCGACCGCAAGGGCAACACCTGGTGGGCGTGCGTGTGCGAGTGCGGCGAGCGCGTCACCGTTCGCGCGACGCACCTACGCACGAAGCAGACGCGCTCGTGCGGGTGCGTGCGACGCTTCGACCTGTGGGGGCATCGCTTCGGTCGTCTCGTCGTAGTCGACCGCTCCGCGAAGCAGCTCGACGGCCTGAGCCGCTGGGTGTGCGAGTGCGACTGCGGCTCGCCTGCCGTCCTCCGCGATGCCTGGCAACTTCGATCCGGTGACACAATCTCATGCGGCTGCGCGCTCAGGGAGGCGCAGGCGAAATTTGGAGAGCGCGCGACAGTCGCGCGAAGAGGGCGACGACATGACTGACCATGACACGATCGCCCGCATGGCGATCCGCCTCGCGAGGGGCTACCGACAAGGGTGGGCGATTCGAATCCCAAAGACGCACGGCGTCGAATGGAACTGGACGACGGCGAGTGAGTACGCGCAGGTCGGGAGAAGCCTTCCGACGTTTGACCGCACTGCTGGAGTTATCAGCTACGCGACGAACAAGATGCGGTGGACACTGAGCGTCGACGGTGACATCGAGGTCGAAATCGACTCGCAGTCTGGCCTCGCCTGCTCGATCGAGGCGACGCGCTGCGGTGGAGCGAACGGCGCTGCGACGCCCTGCATCGTCGCTCGGGTGCCGGACCTCGACGGCCTCAGCTCGCACGACCTCTGGAAGGTCGACGTAGCGATCACCTCGCTTGCCTGCGGCCCCTGGAAGCCGCTCCACAATCTGCCTCCGCTGCGCGTAGTCGGCGACGTGATTCGGCTCCCTTCGACGCCCTGCGCGCTCGTCTACGTCGGCGACAGGATCACCGCGCGAAGGCCGGATGACATCTCGTCGAATCACCCGTTCGAGGAGCATCTCGCCGAGTTTGGAAGGCGCGGCGGCTTCAGGAAGTGGGAGAGGCTGCTTGTTCGAAAAGTGACGAAGGAAGGCGTGTAGAATGGAACCGATGGGAAGTTTTGCAGAGTGGAAGTGCGCCGCGTGCGGCGTCGTGCGCAACGTGCCGACACGCGAGGTCGAGGCGGTGAAGCGCCGCCGAAGGCGCGCCGTCGACTGGCCGACCGGGTGGACGTACCGGGCGACCGGACGCTTCGGGCTCGTCGTCTGCGACCGCTGCACGCAGCGCGAGGAGGCGACGCCATGAGCCTTCCAAGCATCCGCCGGCGAGGCCCAGACGGGCGCGTTCACGCGAGCGCGTCGGCCTACTGCGAGAGCTGGCGACGCGAACTTGCGCCGCTCGTCGAGCTGACCGGGTGGGCGATCCATTCGTTCGGGCACGAGTGCGCGAAGCTCGTCTCGCCGGACTACCAGCACACGCAGGTCATCGACCTTGCGTTCGCCGAGGCCCTGCGCGGAAAGCTGCCGAAAACTTTACCCGCCGACGCGAGCGCGCGAAAGTAGTCGCATGAAGGCACGCTACACGCTCCGACCGCAAACGACGCAAACGCAACTGCGCGGCATGAGACCGCCCGTCTACGCCCTGCGCTTCGAGCTTCCCGAGCCCCGCAGGGGGATGATTCGGGCGTTCTTGCTCGACGTGCTCGCGGCGACGCTGGCCGTCACCGCTGGGCTAGCCCTCATGGTCGACGGCTAGCGACGAGCGCCGAACCTGCCCGTCATCGCACCGACGAGCCACACGAGGAGCCGCACCCACCAGGGACGCGGCTCTTCGTCTCTCGTGAGGCCGATGCCGATCTGCGGAAGCGTGGCCACGGGGGGCGCTTCGCCCACCGGACGCGGAGCCTCATCCCTGGGCGCTGATGGGGCCATGGCGGGGCTTTCGGGCTCGGGAGCAGGCACACTCGCCGCGACGCTGACAACGGGCTCAGTGGGCGGCATGGGCGTCACTGGCGCGGGGTCGGCGGGCATGGTGCGCGTGTACTCGCGAGCGAGGCTGCGCACGGACGCGCGGTAGGCGTCGGCGTCGCCCGTGAAGTAGCCGAGGCGGTGGCACTCGGTGACGTAGGCCTCCGCGTCGCGCGTGCCGACGGCCACCTCGACGGCGGAACGGTAGCGACCGAGGAGGAAGGCGACGTGGTGCTCAATCGCAGCGTCGAGGCTCTCGAAGGCGACGAAGCGATTGACAGGATGCTTGCCCTTGAAGCGCAACGTCCACAAGTCGCCGGAGCGCTCGACGAGCTCGACGGCCGAGTCTTGCGGCACCTCGTCGAGATACTTCTGCGCGGTGCGCATCGGCAGGCGCTCCGTCGTGGCAAAGTGCTGCCAGCATCCAGGCCAACTCTTCGAACACTTGATGCCGCCGAGGTTGTAGTTCATCACGCTCTTGAAACGCCCCGTCTCCAGGGCCATCTGCCCAAGCATGATGGCGACGGCTTCACGCGGTGGCGGTGCCCCGAGCTGCGCGGCAAGCTGAAGGCGCAGAGCGAGGAAGACTTCGGCGGCTTGCACCGGCGTCGCCCTAGCAGGTAGCTCGCGCGCGGTCACGTCAGCCTGCGCAACGCAGCTTCGAGCCGTCGACGGTCGAGGCCCTGCGAGTTGAGCGCCGCGATGCTGATGGCCGATTCAAGTTCCGGGTCGGCGTCGCACGCTGCGCGCAGGAGCATGTTTGCGATCTCGGCAGGGTCGAGCAGCCGCGCCGCGACGACCGCCGCCTGGCTCTCGGGCATGAGCAGCTTGCCGTCGTCGAAGCGAGGCAGCTGACCGATGGCGTCCTCGACCTTCGCAACGACAGTGATCACCGTGTCGAGCCACGTCAGCACGTTCGCCGCCGTGCTCATCGCGCACCTACGTCGTTCGCGCACGAGCCAGTGAGGAGGCCGCGCTTCACCACGCCGTAAGCGGTCGCGCACGCCGCAGCAAGCTGACCGTCCCCTTTGTCGAGCGCGGCCTTCGCGCAGTCCCCGTCAAGCGTGATCGCGTCTGACGCGACGCGGGCGCACGGAGAGCCGCAACCGGCGATCGCGCTCGGGACCACGAGCAGAGCGAAGAACTTCACGAACGTCTGCATCACTTGCCTCCTTCCGTCATCTCGCCGAGAGCTTGAACCATCTTCACGGGGTCGACGCCGACCGATCGCATGAAGCGCGTGAACGCTGCGAAGCGCGGCGTGCGCTCGCATCGCTCGACCCATTGCTCAGGCGTTCGCGTGCGGAGAAGCACATTCAGCACGCCGGAAACGACGGGCCACCAGACGGCGACCTTCAGCGCAAGGGCTTCCATCACTGCACCTTCGTCTCGACGACGGCGACGCGCTGCGAGAGGTCGCCGAGTTGCTTCGAGTGCGCTTGCAGGTCGGAGCGAAGCTCCTTGCGCATCTCGTGAATATCGTCGCGGATCTGCTTCATCGCTTCGGCCATCGCGTTAAACGAACTCGCGAGCTTCGCAGCCTCGGTGCGTGTGCCGACGTAAACGCCGACGATGGAGCCGCCGAGAGCGAGGAGCCCGATCAGTTCGCCGATTCGGATGCTGTCCATGTCAACCTCTTACGTCAGACGCCGAAGACGGTCCAGTTGGCTCCGTTCCAAATGACGAAGCCAGAGAAGACGCCGCCGCCTGCGGCAACGGCACCAAAGGTAGGTGCTACCGATAGGTTAGTGCAGCGCGCCATCGTGCCGATGGGAGGGCCAGCGGGAAGGTTTGCAAACGTCGACGACGGCACGCCGGGACCGACCGAGAAGCCATCGGTTGCGCTCGTCGGGTCGGTGCCCTTGATGCGGAGATTGCCCGTCGACGAGTCGACCCAGAGACGCCAGCCGCCAAGCTCGAAGACTTCGTTAACGCCAGCGCCGAGCAGGCGAAAGCGAAAGGCGTTGACGCTGCCGCCGACGGTAAACGTCGAGTACCCACCGCCGAAGCTCATCGTCGTAGGGCCGACGTACGACGCCGAACGGCTGAGGAAGACAGATCCGCCATCGGGCAGAACCTGCGTCGTTCCCGCGCTCGCGTCGACCTTCGCGCCAAACAGCTTCGAGCAGTTGACGATGCGGGTGATCAGCGCCGACGCGGTGAGCGAGTACGCCGTCGAGCCCGTGCAGTCGATCGAGCAGCCGTCGAGGCTGAGGTCTTCGCAGGCGTTGCCATAGACACCGACGACAGACGATGCGGAGTTTTGCCCAACGAACGTGCAGCCGTAGGCGAGGCACGCGGTCGACGTGCCCACGCCGCCGTCGAAACTAAGGTGCCGCGCAGTCGTGGTCGACGTCGTAGTCGTGAAGGTGCATCCGAAGAGGCGAACGTCTCCAGCGCCATCAAGGACGTTGACGTTGTGCACCGCGTTCGAGCGGAAGCCCGCGCCGGTCGCAGTCACGCCGCTCGGGGCCGCGCCGCCGTCTGCTGCGACGTTGAGCCCGTGGCGAAAGTTCGACTCGAAGGTGCCGCCGACGATGGTCGTGAAGAAAGCCTCTTGGCCGACGAGCACGCCGTCGAGGCCGCAGACGCGCGCCCATACGTCGTTCAGCGCGTTGTGCGCGCCGCGCTGGAGCTTGATGCCGTTCGTGCCGCAGCTAAGTAGCTCGATGCGCTCGAAGATGCTCTGCGACGTGTAGTCGCAGAAGATGCCGTCGCCGGAGCCGACGGTGCCCTGGATCGTCAAGTCGCAGACGTGCAGCGACACGTTGTAGAAAAGCAGGTTGCCGATCGACGTGATGCAGGGGCCTTGCCCGTAGTTGTGGATGATTGCGTTGCCGCGACCAGCGCCGCGAAGCGTCTTCGACGCTAGGACGTTGGGGATCTGAATCGCCCCGTTCGTCGTCGTTCCGTCGTTCGAGACGCGGTACGCGCCCTCGGGAAAGAACACGTCATCCGCCGCTGCAATCGCCGCGTTGATGGGCGCGGTCACGTCGATGAGCAGCGTGCCCGCTTGCACGTCGGCGATCTGCGCCGCCGTCATGAAGTCGAAGACGGACACCGACTCTTGCAGCTTGCTCGTCAGCGTGCGCGTCGTCGAGCCGATGCCGCCTTCGGTGTAGTCTACACGGTCGGCGCTGATGCTGCCCGTCGTCGACGCGAGCGGGATGCGCACCGTCGAGTTGAGCGACGAGAAGACGAGCGTGTTGTCCGACTGGTTGACCGCGATCGAGAAATCATCGGCGTTGACGTAGAGCCGGCACGCCGCGCCCTGGTACTGCGGGAAGCCGTTGAGCGTGCGCACCGGTTGCGCCGCTGGAATCGTCAGCGCCGCGTCGACGTAGACCGGGATGGGGTTCGACTGCGCAGGGAAGCCAGCCGCGCCGAAGTAGAGAAACCCCGCGTCGAGCGGCTGGCCGTCGCGGTCGCTGAACGTCGGAAAGGGCTCGGAGACAGAAAAGGCGCTCATGGGGTCGGTTGCTCCTCGGGTGTCGTCGTGCGCGCGGTCATTGCGCCGCTGATGCGCTTCAGAATGGCGGCTTCTTCGGGGCTGCCGACCTTCGTCGACGGGATTCGTAGCAGAAGATTGCGCACCATGGGCGACTCGTAGAGGCGAGCCATAAGGCCAGCGCCGCCGAGGGCTGCTGCGCCGCCGAGCGCGCTTCCGCTGACCTGGCCAGCTGCAAGCGCAGTGACAGCAGGCACGGCTTGCTGACCCGTGTTCGTCATCACGCCTGCCTCAGCAGCGCGGCGCGTTGCGCCGAGCACGCGCGTGAGCCCTTCGATGCGCCGCTTGTCATCGCCCTTGAAGAAGACGCCAAACTGAGGCCCGAGCTTGTCGACTTGCGAGACGAACCGCTCGACGCTCAGCACGTCGTTCGTCGTAGCCTTCTCTGCTGCGTGAGCGAGCAGTGCGGCCTTTGCGTTCTCTCGCCCTGCGTCGCTCAGGTTGCGGTAGAGAAGCCGCACGTCGCTTGGCTTCGACGAGAAGAGGATTCCGCGAATCGCCTCCGGCGTTTCGGTGCCCTTTTCGAGCGCAGACTTGAGCGCGCCAGTCTTGAGTTCGCCAGCCATCGACGCGAGTTTCTTGTTCGCGTCGGTCCACTTCGCAACGTCTTGCGGCTGTCCGTTGTCGCGGATGAAGGCGCCCATGTCGTCGCGCAGTGCGCCGTAGATGGAGGAGAGTGCCTTCTCGCCAGTGCTGCGAACGCTCGCAAGTTCCGGGGCTTTGAACGCCTCGCCAAGCTGCTTGCGCAAGTCTTCGATGTTCGTGAGGTTTTGCCCTTGAATCGACTGCTTCCAGTCTTCGAGGCGCTCGATGACTGGGCGGACCTCTTTGGTCTTAAGCCCCGTCAGCTTGCTGATTTGCTGATCGATTGCCGCGATTGCGCCGGGAACCGGAACGGTGCCAGCCTGCGAAAGCCGGTTGATCACATCGGTCTTCTGCGATGCGTACTTGCTGAGCGACCCGCCGCGCGTTGCCTGGAGATCGGCCATCACCGCATCGGATGCCTGCGCAGCGGAGCTTGCTCCAAAGTCGTTGAGAACGTCACGCACTGCGCTGATGCGCGCTTCCTGCTGCGCTTGACGCACGGGGCCAGTGCCGACAACAGGCACGCGCTCGCCGAGCGACTGCGCAGCCTTGCCAACGAACGTGCGCGGCGGCGCAACGTCGCTTGTCATCAGAGGGATGCCGGCCTTCTCGGCTTCGGTCACGAGGGCGCGCTCGGCTGCGCTCGCCTGCGCTGCCGGAATGACTTGCGTGCGTGCGGCTCGGGAGCCAGCCATGCCGCCGATGAGCGCCGCAGCAGCCTGGCCGGCGGCCCCGAGTCCTAGTTCGGATGCCGCCTGCGCCGCGAGGCCGGAGCCAACGCCGCCCGCAAGCTGCGTCGCTGGCTGTTCGGCGAGCATCGCACCAGCAGCCTGCGCAACCGGGGCGGCGCTCTTCATGAGCGCCTGGCCTGCGCCGACGCCGGTAGCCACGTCTGCCGCGCTGCCAGCCGCCGACTGAAAGAGCCGCTCGATCGCCGTGGTTGGCTCTGCGACGCCTGCGCGCGTCATGAGTTCGTTCAGCTTCTCGACGAACGGCTGATCGACGCCGAGCACCTTCGACGCTAGGAGAGCGCCGCCGCCAAGCGCTGCGCCAACAGGTGCAGCAACCCCGACGAGCGGTGCCGCAAGCGCGCCCGCGCCCGCCAGGACGGCAGCAGGGGCGATGCCGCGCGAGATTGCGCCACCAATGCCCGCGAGCGTCGTCTCAGGCTCTACGACCTGCCCTGCGCCCTCGGGAAGCCCCGTAGGCGTGCCTGCGCGCGGCGTTGCGTAGGTCGGCTCGATGCCGACGGGCGCGGCGGGTCCGCCGCCGTACTTCGTGTAGGATTCGCGCGCTTGCTCGAATTTGGTCGGAGGCGCTGCGGCGGGAGCGGCGGCGCGCGGAGTCTTTGCTTGCGCCGCGTAGGCCCTCTTTGCCGCCGCACCGATTTGCTCAGGCGTCGCGTTGTCGGGGCCTTCGAGCTCCAGAATCGACCCGTCGGGGGCTTGCACTTCGTAAGTGGCCATCAGCGTCGACCCTTGAACGTGAACCCATCACCGAGCGACATCGACGGCATCATCGCCGGAGCCGCCTGCGAAACCTGCGGCGGAGCCTTCGAGACTTGCGGGCCTGCTTGCGCTGCTGCCTGCTGCGGCTGCTCCTCTTCTGGCGCAGACAGGAAGATGGCAGACGGTTCGAGGTTAAGACGCTTCGCTTCGGTCGTGTACTGCGTACGAATGCGCGAGCCCTCTTTCTTGTATCCTTCGTAAATCTTTGCGCCCTGCGAACGGAAAGACGTGCGCTGTTCAGGGTTCAGCCGTTCGCCGCTCTTCAACTTGTTCCACTGATTGCGAATCTGGTCGGGGACACCCGCCGCGTTCTGCGCGTTTGCGAACTCGCTCTCTCGCACCGCAGAGCCAGGGTCGAGCATCTTCATGTAGTTGAAGATCAGCGCAAGGTCGCCAGCGGCGTCGTCCTGTGCTGAGTTTAGGCGGTCGTACGAACGACGCATCTCCGTGATCGGCTTCATGGCGTCGTTGAAGTTGTCGCGCAGCTTGCCCTCGACGCCGATCTGATCTTTCAGCGAGAGCGCTGGCTTCGCGGCGACGCCGCCTGCGCCGATGGGCTTCGGCTTCAGCTTGTCGACTTCGAGTTGTTCGCGAAGCTCGGCGAACTTCGCCTTTGCCTCCGCGATCTTTGCGTCCGAGTACGCCTTCAGATTCGTCGAATCTTCGAGCATCCGGTCTCGTCGCTGGTCTTCGAGCTTGACGAAAGTTTCGTTGTACTTCTCCGGCCCCATCGCCATCGCAACCGCCGTGTTGAGGCTCGTCTGCGCTGCGTTGAGGTCGCCGTAGAGGACGAGGTTCTTCTGCACGTCGGCTGCGTCGGCCTCGCGCGTCTTGCCCGCGTTGCGGAGCGCTGTCACTTGGCTGTTGAGTAGCTCGCCAGCGGTGATGCGATCGCCCGCGTTGATTGCGGCGACGATTGGCTGAATCTCTGAGACCTTCGCCTCGCGCTCCTGCGTGCTGAGATTCGCGAACGGCGTCTTAAGCTGCTCGACGGCCTCCGGGTATTTCACCATGAGCTCGTTAAGGCTCTTGGACGAAAAGCCCTCTGCGCCGAGCTTGCCGAGCTCGCCCTGAAACTCACGAGCGCGCTGCGCCTTCGCCTGAAGCGCCTGGTTTTCAAGAAGCGTTTGCTGCTTCTGCGCCGCCATGAGGTCGGCGCGCTCCATCATGCCGCCGAGCTGGATGCCTTGCTGAAGGCCGCCGGTTACGGCGCTCGTCGGATCTGGGAGCTGAAGTGTAAAGTCGAACGGTTGCGCCATGATCATGCCCCTGGAAATGCGAGGTTGCGCTGCGCTTCGGTCATCGAATTGTAAGCGTTAGCTGCGGACTGACTCACTCCGCCACCAGCAGGCGCGCCCCCAGGCGTAGGAGATGGCGCACCGCCGAACGGCCCGCGACCCATCGCCCCGAGCCCGCCGAGCGTGCCGAGTGCGCCACCGACGCCGCCGAAGAGGTTCGCCATTCCCTGCCCCTGCGCCATCGCTGCACCGGCCTGCGCTTGCCCCATAGCGCCAAGCTGACCCATGACGCCCTGCGTGCCTTGCTGCCCGTAGCCTGCTGCGCCAAGCGCGCCCTGCTGGCCCATCGCCGAGAGCCCGCCGAGCTGCGCCATCTGCTGCTGAATCAGCTGCGAGAGCATCGCGGGGCGGAACTGCGCAAGCGCCGCCTGCGTGTTGCCGCCGCGAAGTCCGCCCGTCGCGCTTGCATTCTGCAAGATGGCTTCTTCGCCCTGCTGCACCATCGCCTGGAACTGCGGCGACGATTCAAGCTGCGCGATCGCCGCTTGCTGCGCCTCGGGTCCACCGAGGCCGAGCAGGTTCTGCTGCGCGGTGAGCGCGCCCTGACCCGCTTGCATGTAGGGTGCAAGGAGACGCTCCATCTCGGCCTGCTGGCGACGCTGTTCGGCGATCGCAGCCTGCGACGCTTCGCGCTGCGCGCCCGACGCTTCCTCGGCGGCGCTCTTCTGCGCCATGTAGCCGCCGACCCCGGAGATAACCGACCCGCCGATGACCGCTGTTGCAACCCAACTCATGGAACACCCCTATCAGAGAGCGCGTGCTCTCGCAGCTTATCTACTAGCGCAGCCGCCTCGTTGTGCGCTTGCCACGTTTCGCTTTTGCGGATGAATGCATCCTCAATCTTCGCGAGGTCGCGCTCTTCGGTGGCGTGCACGTTCTGCCAGACGGTTTCGTCATGCGCGATGGCCACTTTGCGCCCAGGCGGTGCGATGAACGTCATTGGGGCAACGAGCGTTGCGACGCCTTCCGCCGTCGCGATAGTCACGCGGCCCTTCAACATGATGTTGACGTGCTCGGTCTTGTGCTCGTGACCGACGACGAGGACGCCTGCGGGGATCGTGATCTGACGGATGTAGAGGCCAGGCGCGAAGAAGTGCTCCTCGCTGCAATCGACTTGCGGAAGGTTGAGCGCAGCTCCTTCGAGCTGCTCAATCTTCTGCGCGTCGTCGTTCGCTCGGGCCTCTGCAAGCGTCATCAATCGCCCTCAAATTCCTTCTCTTCCCACGCCTGGCAGCTGCGCAGGTCGTGGCAGACGAACGAGAACTTCGTGCAGAAGCCACGGAAGCCCGCGCCGACATCGAACGAGTTCCAAGGGATGCGCTCCATCTTGAGCTGCGTCCCCGGCGTGTTGTCGTAGTACTCGCAGTTGGAGCAGCGACGACGGCGCGCTTCGGCCTCGTCGACTTGCATCGTCTTCGCGAGTGCGCGCCAGTACTCGCCGTTTGCGCCGCGCTCGTTCGATGGCTGCTCGGGACCGAGCTGCCAGTCTTGGATGACCATGAGCGTGTTTTTCTTGTTCTCGCTGGTCGATGGGAACGGCTTTTCGACGGGGATTCCGAGCATCATCATGTGAATTGCACTCCATTCGCGGAACCGTAGAGCACGCCTGCGACGCTGCACGAGTACTGCACGACCTCGCCGGGCATGAGCAGCGCGCCGATGACCTCGGGGCAGAGGTACGTTTCGCCCGGAAGAATGGTCTTGTCCTTGATGCGCGGCGACGCGCTAGCAGGGCCAAGCCACACGGAGAGCGTCACGTTCGCCGTGTTCTCGTTCGTGAAGGCCATGTAGTCGATGCGCGTCTTCGCGGCGTTCGACGTGTACGCGGTGCCCTTCACGTTCGGCACGAAGCCGGGGGCGATGATCTGCGAGGGAGTGACGGCCATGCGCGCCTCAAATGTCGTTGGTTACGGTCAGGATAACGGAAGGAATCTCAGGGACAACGCCCGCCGCTGGGAAGTGCTCCATGCGGACCGACACGTTGTTGACGGCGTACACCAGCTCAAAGTAGTCGCCAGGCTTCAGCTCTAGCACCCAGTTCCAGGCCGCGACCAGCTCCGCGTCGTTACCCTGAATCCGCACCTGAGAGGCCGAGTCGGGCACGTCGACGCCGGAGATGCGCGGCCAAATCCACATGATGCGCGCGTTCGGTGCCGTGTTGTCGAGCTGCGCGGAAAACTGGAAGTTGTAGAAGTTGCCGTCGGCGACGTAGATGCGCGAGGTGTTTACCGCGTCGCGCCAGACGCCGCGCTCTACGTCCACCGTGTCGAAGGTGACGGGATAAGCCACGTTCGGCAGCAGGGCCACCTGGTCGACGTTCGAGCTGAACGTCCCGAGCCCCTTGCGCTTCAGCGGCGGCGTCGGCGGCAGCGTCGCCCCGACCATCGCCAGCTCGGAAACGGCGTTTAACGCGCGTTCGGCAGCCTGGGCGATAGCGAGTGCGTTCGATGCCTCGATCGCCCCGTCTTGGGCCAACTGCGCGACGACACCGGCCAGTTTGTTGACGCCTGCGAGCGCCGCACCGGCGTCGAACGTCACCGCGTCGAGGCCCGTCGTCTGAATCTCGTCGACCGTCGAGAAGAGGAGCTCGAATTGACGGATCTGCTCGTGCTCGACGAGGAACTTTGCGAGCTGATCGCGGGTGAGGCCAAGGCGTCGAATCGTCATCACCAGGCCAGCGGTTCGAGGGCGGCTTCGAGGCGCGCGATGGGCAGATGCGCCCACGAATCGCCACGGAAGCGCTGAATGCGAAAGCGCCGCATCGAGCCTTGGCGACGCCAAGCGATGCGATGTTGCCGAGCACCGAAGGCGCCGACGCGCACCGTGTGGTCGACCGACCACGTGAGGCCGTCGAGGCTGTAGCTCGTCGAGATGATCGGGTCGGTGCCGAAGGGCACTGAGCCAGGGAGCGCGATCAGCTCCAGCTCGTTGAAGATGGCCCCTGCGGATTCGTTGAAGAAAATCGGCGTCGTCAATTCCCACCGCACGCGCTCGCCCCAGTGCGTCGAGACCGTCTGCGCGAAGCGCCCGAACGCTGCGCTCGACGGGTCGCCGACGCACCAGCGGTCGTAAGCCCACACGAAGTTACGCGCGCGGTACGTCGAGAAGCCTTGAACGGCGCTCGTGAGCACGAACCAGACTTGCGTCCCAAGGGCCTTCGACGCCTCGCCGTCAAAGACAAGCGTGCGGTCGGGGAGATGCACGTAGAGGAACGTGTGCGCCCGATCGTTGCGCGCTTCGAGCTTCACGCCTGCGAGCTGCGCTTCCGTGTAGGTTGCAAGAATCTCGTCGATCTCTTGCGTCGAGAGCTTGTTCGCCTGCGCGTTGCCGCCGAGGTAGATTGCAGGCGCTTCGTTGCGCCCGCCACCGAGGAACGCGATCGCTTCCTGGTAGGCGCAACAGGCGAAGGTGCCGACGCAGCCCTTCATGATCTGCGCGCCCTCGATGCGTTGGAACGGGAAGCCGACGCCGCCCACGTTGTCGAAGACTTCGATCGTGTAGCGGTTGAGCGCGGTGACTTCGTTGCGCACCTTCACGAGCGCCACGATGGGGTCGGGGTCGGCCTCGCTGCTCGCGTACTTGAGCGGGCTGACGACGAACGGATCGTTCAGCTCGGTGACGATGAGGAACTCGCCGTCCGTCGTCATGAAGTAGCCGTCGACCCAACAGAAGTCGACGACGGTGCCAAGGTCCGGGTCGGTGACCTGCGCGAGCGATGAGCCTGTGAGGTAGTAGAGCCGACCGCCGCTAGCGATCGCAAGGCGGTCGAAGGAGTAGTCGAACGTGACGAGACCGCCGGGGCCAACGTCGCCGATGTCTTGCACGACTCCGAGCGGGTCGATGCGCACGAGCCTCGTGCCCATGACGCGATAGAGCGAGCCATCCCAGTTGATGCCGCCGCGATCGACGCCAGGGCCAGTGCCGTCGCTCACGATGCCGTCGCCGGGGCGCAGGTACGCCTCGCTGATGCCCGTCGCCTTCGGCACGGGCACCATGTTGACCGGGTACGCCGTCCGGAAGTCGGGCGTCGTCGTCGTGTAGATTCCTGCGAGGAGGGGGATCGCGGCCATCGTTACCACTTCACCTTGTCGGCCCAGTGGGCCGCACTCATCTTGCCCTTAGCGATGTTCTTCGCGTGGCGAGCCTTGAAGGACGCGCGGCGCTTCTTGTCGGCTTCGCTCTCGTCCTTCTTCGGAGGCGAGCCGCTGACGCCCTGCTGACCGAACCGAATCAGCTTCTCCTTGCCACCCTCG